GAATACAGGTTCATCTTTGCACCAGAAAGTTACAACGAAGCATCGCGAACGGTAGCACTTTTTGGGCTTGTGCCCAGAGGTGTCACTAATATTACCCTCTGGGCACTTCTGGGCACTTTCTGAGTTCATCCTATACTTTAGGGAAAATAAATATCTTTAGGTAGTTTATACCATGGCAAAACGAAGATATGTTAAACGTGCCTATAAGAAACGCGCTTGGAAGAAGCGTTCTGCTCCTAAAAAGAAGGTTTCTTTTTCTAAAAGAGTGTCCGCGATTGTTAATAAGAGAGTACTTGAGTCGAAGACGTATCAATACTCTGATGTAATTCCACTTGTTGGCATAGATCAAACTGTTGCTTCACAAACATTTGTTCCTTTGTCTCCATTTGGAGGGTATGTGGATATTACGCAAGGTACAGGGCAAGGTGAAAGAGTTGGTAACAAACTTAGAATTAAGAAAGCTACATTAAGTTTTGTTATGCTTCCTCTGCCCTACAATGAAACTACTAATGCAGATCCAATTCCTTTGGAGATTGATATGATTTTGTTTACGGCTAAAGAGGTTCCTCAAACTATTTGGTCTCCTACTGCTATGTCAGATTTTTTCCAGTTAGGAAATAGTGTTGCTGCACCTACTGGAAATTTGCTTGATTTGACAAGAACTGTTAATAGTGATTCATACACTATGCGATTGCGTCGTCAGTTTAAGTTAGGTTATGGTAGTTTTATTCTAGCTCCTGCGAATAATACGAATGCTAATTATGTGAATAATGATTTTAAGTACAACATTCGACAGACTATAGATATTACGAAACATTTGGTTAAGAATGTTCGTTTTCAGGATAATAGTGCGAATGCTGTTTCTCATATGACTCAAATGTGGGTTCAGGCTGTGTATGCGGATAATACACAGATGGATGCTGGATCCGCTGGTACAATTCCTGGTGAGATGCAATATACGATCAGTGTTGAATACACGGACGCTTAAATTGTGTTTTTTAAATAAACTCTCCTACAAGCCCCGCAGGGCCCCCGGAGGGTTTATTTTCCCCTGAAAAGGGGTTGAGGGGCTTTGCCCCCATCGAGGCCTGGTGACAGGCCTCGAAACAACAACCGTATACGATTTCAATTCACTCCACGGTAGTCCTCAAGTTCTTCGTCTGTGAATTGGTCCCAACTGTTGGATCCAATGTGTATAATTTGATAACGTCTTTCTAGTTGAAGGAAAGACTCGTTCATTAGGTTTGGGTATACATCTTTAGGATGCATACTACTATTGACTATGATAGTTTTTGATGTGAATGGCATAGGTTCTCTACCTCTTCTGGATACTTTGTATGGCCATTTGTCACATAGTTCTAGCATTTCGGAGAAAGGTATTGAACCTCTGAATTCGTTGATGACTACAATTTCTTGACCATTGTATCCATCCCACCATCCTTTATCATTTTTGTATAGGAAGAAGTCTTTATCCATGATTGGAGTAAAGGTTCTATGGGATTTACCTTGTCCGGTAGATCCCCAAAACCAATATCCTTTGGTCATTTCAGTTCGTTTACGTTTACGTGCAACGATGTCTTCAATTTTTTCCATAGTACGACCGTACTTGTGATGTAAGTATGGATCTTCCATAGTAATATCATCTACTGATTTTCCGTCGATGATAGTTTTTTTGATTCTGTCTAAGTCCATTCTTTCGCCTTGAGAAGGTTTACGACCATGTTCAATGAGTTTTCCTTCGTGCATTTTTGAACAGTAGCGTGCGTTACTTTCAAATGATCCGTCCATGAATTCTACTTTAGTATCTAAACCGTAACTTGAATCGGTTTTAAGGTGTTTTGCTAAACCTCCTTCTGTCATTTTTTCTTTGATATAGACAAATGCTTGCCAATGATGTCTATTAGTTGTTGGACATACTTCTGCAGTGTAAGCTAGGTATGCCATTTTATCTGTGAATACAGGTTCATCTTTGCACCAGAAAGTTACAACGAAGCATCGCGAACGGTAGCACTTTTTGGGCTTGTGCCCAGAGGTGTCACTAATATTACCCTCTGGGCACTTCTGGGCACTTTCT